ATGCCAGTAAATATAATCAACTTTTAACTCTGCACACTGAAACAATAATTGATTTACTTTGGATAATGGCACGCCCTATTGGATTCGAACCAATGACCTACGGCTTAGAAGTGCGTTAATTGCAAAATCTTTCAAATAAAATTACCAATATAAACAATGACTTACAGAGCGACCCACTCCAAAAAATACTGTATGTTTTATCTTATTTTCATTGTTTTTGTACGAAAGTAGTCACAAAAAAGTCACAAAACCAAAAACTTGCTGAATGGGAAGCATTTTATAATTATGCTAGACCGCATTCAGCCATCGGAGGAAAAACACCTTATGAACGTTTGTTAGAAAAAATTAAGTGAACTATAATAGTTTTGTCAGCGGAGGTTGGCATCCCCCCAGCTCCACCAAATTTGATATAACAGTGATACAACTATAATAATAAAAACAATGATTTATGAATATAAGCGTCATTTTTATATCACTGTAATACAACCTAAAATGATCCGCAGATGATCCGCAAGATACTTTAATATCAAAATACAGGGCTGATTTATTACACTTTATCTAATTATCGTATAAGATAGCTAATCCCAATACATATAGCACAAATAGCAAAGCCTAATGCAAAAATTATTGCTGCAGTGGCTAACATTTTTCCAACTTTATCTGCGCCTTCTTTACTCATATTTCCACCTACCTTTACTTGATGTTTTGGTGTATACTTAATCAAAATTGCTCCTTAGTTTGCTAAACTTGGATAAGGGGTAAAGAAAACCCCGATTGTTGGTCGCAATCGGGGTTTATTTTTTATTCCGATTACATAGCGCAATTATGCTATGTAAATTATCCCAATAACTGCTGCTCTACTTCAGCACTGCTTCCTTGTAATTTAGTATTTCACAATTAATAGGGAAATTACTTTTAAAGTCCTTTAAAGGTTTTATCCAATCTCAATTGGATAACCACCTTTTCCTGTGAATTCAAAAGTTTTTTGATGATGTGGCCATAATACCCCTTCGGAAGATGGTATCAAAGAATCTGCCTCTAAGTAGGTATCACGATTATCTCTACCTCCCTCACTAACGAAATCATCGCTATATGTCAATGTCGCTACTTTCCAACCTCGTTTTAATAATTGATCTTCCGGGTTTGATTGAGCGTAAGAAGTAAGTAATTCTACAGCACGCTTATCATCAATACCAACATCACTTGGGCTAGGTTTAATAGTTATGCCATAAGTTGGATATAGCGTGTAACTTAACTTAATGCCCTGATCAAGCTTGTCATAAATGACATCAAGTCGTTCATCTTCGATATTTCTCCCACCTTCACACTCATAAATTCTATAATGGTTGATATTCTCATCAATTTCTTGAGCGTAATAATTTACCACTTTGACTCGTTCCATTTCTGTTAAATTAGGTGCGTAGATTTCATTTTTTGTAGATGGCAATAACTTAAGTTGTTTCATAAATTCTGAGGCAGTGGCGGCATTGATTACGGCAAAACGCTCTTTATTTTGGACATCACAATCAATAGGTTCAATAAAAAAGCGGTATTTTGTGAAAAATGCACCATTTTCTAGATAGAAACGTATCTCATTTTCTCCAATATTAAACTGCTGATTATCCGCAGCTAAAGTGATTTCTGTAACACTAGATGAAACTAAAATTTTAGGATTTTGATTAATTTGATAGGCTGTATCAACGCTTAGCCCAGTAAGTTTGATTCGGTAATTGGCGCTGTATCTTATCGTTTCTACAGGATTATCATTCTCTAACATCGTCAGTTGCGGATTATAACCCGGTGTAATGAAGTATTCCGGAAATGGTGTTCCGCTCTGCTTGATTACATACATTAGAAAATGGCGTTTAATCAACTTATCCAATTCACTTGTATCTAAACGATAATTTTTTTCTCTAGCTTGTTGATAAAAGACATTAAGGTTTTCCGGTGTTAACACAGAGAAAAAATCTAAAGCATCTTCACCTTTTTCTCCTTTATCACCTCTAATGAAGTTCAAAAAATCTTCTATTGTGCCACTATGTCCAGCTTCCAGCCAAATTTCATAGGCTGACTTCCCGTTCATACCTCTTTCACCTGTCTCTCCTCTTTCACCCTGTTCTCCTTTCTCTCCACGAAAAATTTCACCAGGTAAAATACTGACTTGTAATTCAATCTCGTTTTTACTGATTTCTAAATTCAATTTACTCATTTAAATCTCCTGAATCGTTAAAATAGTTTCTTTAAAAAGTTATTCCGTAATATCAGGTTCAATGGTTATTTTGCCTGCAAATAAGGTTCGCACACACCCTGCTTTTCGCATCTGACAGTCATAACGCCAACGTACCGCTTTAACATTTTTTGTTAAGTTATGGCTGAATATCAGTTGCATTGTAAAATCATCAAGCACCAAAATTGAACCTGATTCATTGGATAATGTCAGCGTTTCATTTCCGACGTTACTTTTCAGCGTCATTTTTAATTCAGCCTCTTGCAAACTAAAATTAGGTAAGGCTTCAATTCGTACAGTGAAAATCGTGTCATCACCTCGATAAATTTTAAGATCTTTAATATCCATAAGTTCTCCTAATAAAAAACCCAGCCTAATGACTGGGTTTTGCTTTAATTTGATTTTCCACAATCTATGCCACAATCTGATTGGTAGATTTTAAATGCTGATAAATGCGAACAAGCATAATTTCGTTCGGTGTTTTGCCAATGTCTTCCTCCGTAAGTGGTTTTTCCGTCAGCATTTTTGCTTCCTCCGGATCGATATATTTATATTCGCTAATCATCGGCACAAAGTCGATGAGTTCTCCTTCACTATCTTCGCCGAAGCCCAGCACATATTTGGCATTAATGGCGCCATCATCTGAGGTGGCATAGTTGGCGATAGCTGAATAAACGGGTTTTAAGATTTTATTAAATGTTGTCATTGTGATTTCCTTTTTTTGAATGAAATATAATTTCACCGTGATAATGTTGGGTTTTAGTGTACAACATTATTACGGCGATAGGCTAAAATGTGATAAGTGGAAAAGGGATTAAACCCTATTTAATGCAGTTTCATAGACTTGTGATAATTCTCGTTTACCAACCGTCAGTAACAAAAAAGTAATATGTGTAGTCGTATTCGATGTTTTGCCGATGTCTTCCTCCGTCAGCAATAAAGCCTTATACTTATAGATGTATCGTTTTAGCCGTTCCGGTAATCATCGCCTCAATGGTTATCGTGACAGTTTCATCATTAAGCCTTGAACAATAAGTAAAGGCTAAATGCCCTCTTATATTTTTTCGCAGTAAATAGCTGCTGATATTCAGGTTATAACCAAGAAACGTCCCATTGAACCAAATCACCTCGCCTTTAGCCAAGTTTTTATTAAAGACTGCTTCGCCATTTAATCTCGCCTCTTTAACGGTGTCTTCCATAAAATTGGAACGTATACTAATCAATCTATCGGCTTTAGCCGGTTCAATGTAAATATTCATTGTCTTTTGATTGTTTCTTTTCGTCTTTATTTTATGTTCAAATCTTTCATAAATTCCCCAACCTATCAATTCTGTCACTTCAAGCTGCCCGGTAAATTTTCCCGTCGCCCCCTCAAACCTTGCCCCACGAATTGTGCCGCCATTAATGGTGGTGCCGTTTATGGTCGAACCATTGATAGTACCGCCTTGAATGGTGTTTCCCTCAATACGAGTACCAGTAATCGTACCTGCCGTAACCTTACCCAAATTCGCACTAATCGCTGATAAATTAGAAACATTTAACTTATCGGCAGACAATGAACGGGTAGCTATATGTGTTGAAGTGATCGCATTTGTTGCAATCTTGCTGGCATTTATCGCCCCTGCTGCAATTTTCTCTGCGGTAACAGAATTAGCAGCAAGTTTTTCAGCAATCACTGTGCCAGTTTTAATCGAACCGCCGTGAATCACCGTAACACCAGTTGGACACCACGGGCTTGGTTCTCTAGTATATTGTGTACATTCTTCAAGCATTGGACGACGCAGCACAGTAAATGTATTACTGACATTCGCTTTTTTAAATTGATTGAAGATACAACGTGCCGTTCCTGTTGCCGTTACTTTGAATTTAATCCAAATGCGAGTAGTGTCTTTTAAACCATTGGTATAGCTAGCATTTGAGGTATCACCCACACCAGTTTCACTATAATTGCGACTGATATTAGAAATCACTAAACCATCTCGTAACTCAATATTTACCCCCACTCCGCCACGATGTGCTGCGACATAACCTGAGAGTAGATACCAATTTCCTGCGACTAGCTTAATATCTTGATAAATACCGCCAAATCGCCCTGCGGCTGAAGTTGAACTCACCATTTCCGGTTGCCAACGATACTGGTTCTCTCCTTCTAAATACTCTTTCCCTTGCCAATTTCCACTAGAATTATTATTTATATTAAGTCCTGAATTAGCTTGTATAACGCTTGTATCTTGATATAAAGTCCACCCGTCCGCATTGTTGGCAAAAATCGGGTTATAGAGCAGATTGCCGCCTAAGCCAATCGCCAATTTGTCCGCTGTCAATTCGCCGGCGGCAATGTGTGTTCCACGAATCGCACCAGCTTGAATGCTGCCGGTGGTCACGCTGTTGGCTGCCAGTTTATCTGCAGTAATGGCATTCGCTCTTAATTGCTGTGTGCCGACTGCTGCCGCCTGTAGATGGTTGGTGCCAATGCTGTTGCTAGCGATTTGGCTAGCACTGAGGGTGCCGCTTAATTGTTGTGTAGGAATGCGTGCGAGTTTCTCCGCCGGAATAACGCCATTGATTTGATCCGGCGTGATGTTGTCAATCTCCATCGTGGCGTAACACTGCCCATTCCAAGTGTAAAAACGTTTATCCGCTAAATTGTAGATCAGGTTAACCTGTTGAAACTGCGCCACATTGCCGAGCGTTTCCACCACTTTCACCGCTTCCAAACCTCGTGCGGCAAAGCCGGTGTCGATCACCTCATTGACAACGTTTTCGCTTAGCTCCTGTTGCAATTCGTTCAAGGCTTTTTCAATGTCGGCACTGGTTTCGCCGCGCAAGCCTTGCATTTGGTACAGCGGCCCCACATTTTGTCCACGTGTATGACACAGCCAATAATAGTAGACACTGTTCGGTGCAACGGTGTGCGCATACATTCGGTTGTCACTCACTTTCACTAAGCGTTTTGCCGCCATCCAGTCGTCTTCGGTCGCAAAATAAATTTCTGTTTGCGTGAACTCATCCACATAATCCCACTCAATCAGAATGTTTTCAATGCCGCCACTGACCATAACACCGGTCGGAATCGGTGGCCGGTCAATGGTAAAGGTTTTTGTCTTTTCACTTAATACTCGACCTTTATCATCTTTGGCAATGATAACCACGCTATAATTGCCATTCGGCAGATTCTCTAATTTCAATTCTGCCGTTTTTTGCCCGATATAACTTTGATACAGCTTTTCGCCTTGATAAATCAAAATATCATAACGTGTAATGATCGCATTGCCGGCGGTCACTTCCGCATTGATCACCGCGCCTGTGCCACTAGCAGTGTTAATCACCACATCGGTGAGTTGCGGCGCGGAATATAATGTTTTCGACACCGCTTCAAAATGCGCACCGTTATCAACAATCGCCTCTTTTTGGGGTTCGTGTTGCAAGGCAGTAATGGTGTAGCTGCCGTTTTCGTTTTCACTGATCGACACTGCTCGATATAAACCACTACGCACCGCAGAGGTCGCCAACGACCACACACCAAATTCGGTCAAACCAGTTGGCACGCTGTCTAAGGTGACAACTTGCCCTTTGACGGCGTGAATCTTAATGGTTTGCTGTTTAGCTTCAGCATTGATATAACTGAAATAACTTGCACCATTTAATTCAATTTCTCGATCTAACGTTACTTCTCGCCCTTTCACAGTCAACACTCGCCCACCAATTGCCGTGCCTGCATAATGATTATCAGCAACACGGATAATATCACCTGGCAAATGCATTAACCCCTCACGTCCAACTGAAAAGGTAATAGTCTCTTTTTCTAATTTCTCGGTTTCTAAAATCCAACGCCCTAAGCGGTAAGCCTGTCCACGGCTAGTACAACCAAACGCCGTCACTTTTTTTACGTTAGCCCCGTAACGTTTTACTGCGCCATCATCCGATACATACTCTATTTTCTTCTCATAAAAATCGTTTTTATCGAGATATTCCACGTGGATAATGTTATGCCGTGCTTTTAAGGCAGAATAGCTGCGCTCAAATTCGCCGTTGACCACATTGGCATTGGTATAAGTCCACACTGGATCACTCGGTCTATCCTGAATGGCAGTGAGCTGTTGCCCATTCCACACCGGCATTGCACGAAAGATAGAGGCTAAGTCGTTGATTAAGTCATAGGCTTGTCGCTGTTCTGTCAGCCAACAGTTGCAGGTCATTCGTGGCTCTGTGCCGCCAAAGCCGTCCGGCACCAACACATCGCAATATTGTGCAATCGCATACAACGCCCATTTATCCACGTTAAAATCGCCTAAACGCTGCCCCATTCCATATCGTTTGTTAGTCAGTAAATCGTAAAAAACCCACGCCGGATTATTAGTCCAAGCAACTTTAAACCGTCCATCCCACAAACCACTGTAAATTCGTGTGTTAGGGTCATAATTCGTCGGTACTTTTACTTTAATGCCTTGTATTAAATAATTACGTTGAGGAATATTAGAAAAATATTCAGAATCAAACATCACACCTGCTAACGCAGTGTTAGGATAAGCAAATTCCGTATCAATAATTTCAGTGTAACTTGACCAAACTGTCGCATTTTGTACACGTTGTTGTTTACTGTCTGCAGTTAATCGCTCTACTTTAATTTGAAATGGTACTGCTGGAAGATGATCGATCACCATTTGTCGCAAATACTGACTACTATATTTTCCATTGAAATGGATTGGATATTGTTGCTCGCCTACAGTAACCAACAAATCCACACTCGCACCCACCGTATCACCGTTATCTTTTTGCTGGAACAGACTACGCACACCAAGTGTTAAACGTAATCGAGTAACTTTCTCATCCGTTACGGTGCGTGTCAGTGCCGTGTTTTTTTTCACCTCCGTACCAACCCCAATCTCACGCTCCGAGGTGTTAAAACCTTGCATAATATCCTGATCTTGCGAACCAATTGTTCCTTGCAATTCCATATTACGGAAATTATAGCTTCCATCGGCATTTTGAATTGGAGTTTTATCCAAATAGACGGATTTCACGCCTGCTTTTAAACCTTGAATTTCCCCTTCGGAAATCACTTCTACAATTTTAATACGTTGCTTTGAGCGACCACTTTCGGGTGCTTCATACGGCGTATGTCCGCCACCACCACCTTTACCCATATTATTTATCCTTTTCTAAACAAGCCTTTCTTCGGTTCAGTTTTTTTCTTCATCTCTTCATCAACGTTGTAAGTCTCAACACCTTGTGAAATGATGAGTGACCCAACCATAATCTCACCGTAAGCCAACGGAACGGGGCGTCCTTGTGCCGACAAGTTACCAAGGTTACTAAACGATGTAGATTGTTTTTTCTCCTGCTCCGTGCCTACACTTCCCATTTTGGGTTGTGGTGATAAAAGTTGAGTTACCCCACTTAGAATCATTGAGGCTCCAGCCATAAATGCCATTGTTGCACCAGTGTACCCTGCCGCACCAAGATACGCCCAACCTGCTGCTCCACCGGCATACCAAGAGGCGGCAATTAACACCGCACCTACCACAATATTAAAAATACCGCCATTTTTTGCCCCTTTAATCACCGGCGTGAGATGCACCACGGCGTTATCGTTTAATTTGTAGAGAATATCTTTCTCCAGTGATGTGGCAGTAACGAGATGTTCGTCAATCCGCACTTTGTAATAACCTTGCTGTAAGGCTTGTCGAAAGCCGACCAATTGACAGCATAAAGCACGAATCGCTTCCGCCGTATCATCCACCGCTAAATCAAAGGCAGTGCCAAATCGTTTAAGATTGCCGTAAAGTTTAATTGTTGCCATTGTTGGTATCTCCAAATACTATGCGTGTGTTTCAACCAATAACCGTCATATAAATCTCGTTTTGATAATCGCTTAGGAGAGTGATGCAATACCCAGTTATCCCCTAAATAGATTGCAGCGTGATTAGGTACGTCAGCCCCTACTTGTATTAAAATAACATCGCCACGTTGTACTACATCCACCTGTTCAAAACCGTGTTTTTCCATATTATCTAGATACAAATTAGCCCCTTCATTCCACCACTCATCAGCACGTTTAAAATCGGGAAAATCCACACCAGATAACATATAGGCATCACGAAACAGGCTATAGCAATCACTTTCCCCGTGAACAAATTCACGCCCTAACAATGGCTTGATATAACGAAATTTATGCACGTTATCATCACAAACCAACCACCAATCCAAACCGGATTGCAGCTGCATTTGCCTATCTGCTGTTGATAAAATTGGCTTGCCATTCGGGTGAGAGTGAACAATTGCGACAATGCCGTCATATTGATTAGCCTCTAGATAATCATCAGACGAAATCTCAAAATAATTTTCGGGGTCATCTGCGATATTCACACTCGGTAAAAAAACTTTTTTACGTCCTTTAAAAACAACAAAACCGCACATTTCGTGCGGTTGTTGTTGCTTTGCGTGCTTAATAATATCTTGTTCTAACGTCATATACTTACCCTATTTTATTCACTGAAGGAAAACCACCGAAATTGATGGTGTTATTACGCAACTTACACCCTGTCAAGCATCGACTACATTTGTCTTTTTTCGGATCACTGGTCGGCATATCTTTTTCATCCGCTACTGAACCGCCTGTATAACCACATTCCGCAGATCGATAAATCCAAGCACACGTATCTGCCATCACCATTCTTGCGGGTAAAAAAGCATTATCAGTTTCAGTTGGTAATGCTAATGTAAAAGTAGCAATATCCTGTTTTAAACTGCTTAACTGTTCTATAATGTAAAGACTAACTAGCTCCTGTGTCGGATCAGCGTGTAAATTACCCTCTTTGAAATTAACCGCATCTAGATAGTGCATATAAACCCGTCGCCGACGAACAACTGCTCCCACGGCTTCATTGAAATCCACAGCAATGCCGGTAATTAACCCCAACAGATTAGAAACAGTTAAGGTAGGACGATTGCTAGGTCCGTTACCGTTCAACTCAAATCCGCCAGCTTTGATTGGATAGGCTTTATATGTCTGCCCTTGCCACACAATATCTTGATAACGTTCATTTGTGCCAGCATAGAAACGGTAAATTTCTCCCTGATCACCTTGCTTGTTTTGTAACATTGTCATATCCACTTCATACAACTCAATCAAAGCGTTCTGTTCAATTTTGCTTAATTCTAGCTTAAATTCGTGACTAATATTGTGTGGCATTATGGCACTTCCTCAAATTCACAACTAAATTCACTATAGGTTTGATTCATTGTAACGTTCCATTTACCACATACCACTTTTTTACGATTATGGGTGAACGGGTCATTAAAATAAAAAGGCTCAACGCCACCGTGTTGAGCCAAGAATGTATCCACTGCCAAACGCTCCCTGTTTTTCACTTTCACTGTTACTGGATAACGTCGCAGCAAAGTGTTAATACCAGCTCTAGCGCGTTGTGCATAGCCGTCACCAAATTGCACCACTATACGACGCGGTTCATTTTCAATCGTGAGTTTTGGTCGCACGCACCATTTAAAAGTTTCCATTAAGCAAAAGCTCCTCCGGCTCTAAAATTAGTTTGTAACATATTGTTTGCTTCCTGTTTAGCAATTTTCCGCATTAACTCCACCGTCACCTGCAGCTGATCGCCTTGCTGTTTTTGTGTTACTTTGGCATCTACTGGCTCACCGTTGTTGATTACCTTAATACTGACATTGGCATTTTGTGTTTTTGATTTCACCATTGGCACTTTCGGCACAGCAACACCGCCACCATTGGCAAAACCACGTCTAGTACCGTAGTTTAAGAAATCAAGATAATCTATACCGAGTCTTGATGTAGCTTCTTTGGTAATAACATATTCGCCTTTGTGGACGATACCGGCAGGGGTGTATTTACCGCCTAAACCGGTGAAGCCACCGTTATCAAAACCGACTAAACCCCCTTGGGAAAAGCCCAACAATTTCCCAAAAGACGTGCCACCAAAAGCGGACTCAAGCGCCTTGAACACCATCATTTTCATAATCATTGCGCTAATATCTTTGATGATCGACTGTGCTAAATCATTAAAATTTGCTTTCCCTGTCAATACAAAATCTGTTAACGCATCAGACATTCCACCAAGTGCATTTTGTGTAATTTGAGAGACATTCCCCATGACATTATTAGCCGCATCACCAAATTGATTTAAACCATCTTGCAAACCTAGTAATGGATTAGACTGTGCTAATTCTTTTTGTCTTTCAATTTCAGCTCTACGCTCTTTTAGCTTGATAATTTCCACATCTAATTGTGCAGCATTCTCTTTTGACATCCCGATTTTAAGGCGTGCGGCTTCCAGATCTAATTGATGGTTATACTGAATTAAATCCTGCTCTTTACGTGTTTTTCCCAACAGACTTAATTCAAACTCCATTGCATCAAGCTGTTTGTTGTTATTGATACCGAACTGAGCAATCGCTTTTTTCTGCGTTTCGCTATCAATTTGATGTGCCATTTCTTTCAGTTTCGCTACACCTTCCACACCGTAGGCTGCATATTTTTCTGCATTGGCGGTGATGTCTTGTTGTAGCTTATTAAACTCTTGGTACTGACTAGGTTCACCGAACAGCTTAATATCCTCAGTATCAGCTCTTAGCTGTGCAATACGGTTTTGCATATCCGTTAACTGGTCGGTGTATTGTTTCTTGTAATCAGGACCACTACTTTTAGTTTTTACTTTTAATTCTTTCTCTATAGACTGGGTTTGTTGGTCGGTTTCAAATAACTTTCCAATATCCGACCCCATACTGAGCATTGTTTTAAGTTGTTCTGCGGATAAATTTATCGCTTTAGCGGCACTTTCAGCTGCGGCAACATCACCATTAGCAATTGCATTTAAAACCTTAGAATACTCTGCTCCTTTAACTCCCAACACCTCATAAAGCCCAGCTAACACAAATGACGCTTTAGCGTGACCTTTATTTTTTAATTCTAGAACTTCTAATTTAGTCCTTAAGTCATCAGATTTTTTTGTGAGTTCCTCTTGAGCTTTTTTAAGGTCTAACACCGCTTGAGCAGCTCTCTGTGTTTCTTGTCTTGTATCATTGAGCTTAGCTGGTAATTCTGCCAATACTTCATCAATTAATTTACTATCAACACCCAACAGCTTTAATTTTCTTGCAAAATCCTCTGTACTTTTCCCATTTTGCATAAATACAATGCCAAGCTGGGTAATTTGTTTTTTCAATACGGAAAAATCAATATCCTGATTTTCTTTAATTTGCTGCAATTTATCTTTCAGTAATTCTATATCTTTTTTGCTTTTTTCTGATAACTCTAAACCAAATTGCCAATGAGTGGTTTGAATTTCTGAAATTTCCGCTTCTAAACTGATGATCTGTTTTTTATAGTTTTCAAGCTCTTCCATTTGTTTAGCGATTGTCGATGAAAGAGCACTAGCACTTAACCCCTCATAGCTCTCTTTTAAACGTTCATTTGCACTTGCTGTATCAAGTGCTTTCTGTTGAGCCTCTTTTGCTTGCATTGAAAAATAAAATAATGCACTTCCAGCAAGCATTGCCGCTCCAGTTGGTCCCCCAAGTAAACCTAACGCTCCTTTCAATATTCCGCTTGCTTTAGAAGCTAAACCGTTTGCTACTGATAGCTCACGTTTTGCTTGTGCTTCTTGCTTCGCTAACGCAATAATTTGTTGTGATTGAACTTTCATCTGCTCACGCAAAGCAAATTGCGTACGTTCACTTTGAGCCACTTTATACTGTTCTGCTAATACCGCTTGTGTCGTTTGCATTTCTAAGCGTTTCGCTCTAATGCTGTCATATGTCGCTTTTACCGAACTATAATGTTCTTTCGTATTTTTAGCCGTATTATAGGCACTTAATAACATTCCATTGGCATATCGTCCAATATAAGCCACTCCACCCGCTGCCACTAAAACACCAGTTAACTTTATCAACATCTCAAGGTTATTTGCGGCAAAATTGATACCTTCAGCAAAAACACTTGTAATACCATTCGCTTTGTCTAACTCACCAATGGTTTTTACCATATTAGTTTCTAAATTTGTGAATGCCTGAGAAACTGTAATAACACGCTTCTCAAAATCACTATCTACAGAATCTTTCGCTTTTTTTAATGCTTCAATCACTTTTGGAATCGCCAACTCTCCAGCTTTTCCCATTGCTTTCAATTCTGCAGTAGTAATCCCTAAGCCTTTTGCAATTGCGTCAGCAAGCCCCGGCGTTTGTTCCATTACGGAATTGAGTTCATCTCCACGCAATTCACCACTTGCCATTGCCTGCCCAAACTGCATTAGTGCAGCTTCAGCAGATGCTGCACTCGCACCTGACATTGCTACGGCTTTAGAGACTGTTTCTGTGAGTGATGCAACCTCTGCTTGTGATAAGCCAAGTTGCTTAGCATTTTTAGCAAATCGTTGATAAACTTCAGAGGTGGCATTTAGGCTTTGATTAGTTTTTAGGGCAATATCGAAAACAGACTCTGTCACCGCTACCATTTGAACAGTGCTTTCTGTGACTAACCGCATACGGTTTTGTAGTTCAGTGTAGCTATCAGCGTACTGTAATGTTTTGGAAGCTGCAGAAGATAAATAACTTGCTGCAAAACTGCTAATGCTAGCCAAAAAATGTCGACTTGTTGTCTTATTAATGGAAATTGCTGCTCGCTCTATATTATTTAAATATTTTGCTGTACGTTCAGAGAATTGTTTAGCACTATTTTTAGCTCTATCTAAATCTGTTTCAAATAATTTGATAAATTTTCTTGTTTGGTGAGAAGATTTATCCAGCCCTTGTTGAAACTCAGCTGTTTCTAAACTCAAATTAATATTTAACTTACCTAATGACATAATGCCCCCAATAAAAAACCCGCATTAAGCGGGTTCTTATACAATCTATACAATCAAAAGCCTTATTTAATAATAATATATTTTACAGGTTTCTTTGCTTTTCTCTGTTTTTCCAAGTTCTTGTAACGTTTATCTACCTCAATAAACATCATCACTAAACGCACTAAAAAAATCGTAAAAAATATGCCAAGAAAGATAAGGATATAAATAAAGTCAACAGCAAAAAATAAAAATATGATCCAAAATATACCAACTATCAAAAAGAAAATTTTGGCACAAAATTTAACGAAATCAATCATATTTCCACCCTATCTTTATTAAATTTAGCAGTAATCAGTTTATCTACCAAATAATTTATTCCATTTCTCCTCACGGGATAAATGTAGATCTTGAATAATCCTGAAACACCATATCAATCTATTTCAGCAAAGAAAATGCTTATCTTATCTACCTACCCCAACATGCAACTCAGCTCCACAAGCGTTCGCATAACGTTGCAATGTTATAAAAGACGCACGGCTAGCATTTTTCTCTAATTTACTGACTGCTGGCTGGCTTACCCCCATTCTCATTGCAACTTCTGATACAGTCAACCCAGCTTTTTGTCGTAACTCTACAAGTAAAGCTTGTAACTCTTCAATACGTTTCTCTTGAATATAAAGTGCCTTGGTTTCTTTGTTTTTTAACAAAGTCTCTTTTACAGTTTTATAACTAACGGCTTGTACTTTCATCTGTCATTTCTCCCAATCGTTTAAAAGCGAGTTCAATCTCTGCTGCTGGTGTTTTTTGTGATTTTTTCACAAAAGTACGCAAAATATAAATTTTCTTCCCCACAGCAAAAGCGAAAAATGTCCTTGATATATCTTTACTTCCTGCTCGCAACTCAAATAAACCATCTTTAATTATGCGAGTATGCGGATAACGCAATTGATTTCCTTTTTCCTCAAGTTTATCAAGTGCATTCAACGCCTTAGCCTGCATTATTGGCGATAACGCTTTAATCTCCTCCATCGCTTCAGGGTGAAAAAGTAACTCAAACATAAAAATATTCATAACCTTTAATTTATATTACAAGCATAACATAGCACACTATCATAACTCAAGGGTTATATATAAATTTTCTTGTTTGATTAGTAGATTTATCTAATCCCTGCTGAAATTCAGCTGTTTCCAAATTTAAATTAATGTTGAACTTACCTAAGGACGTCAATTCCTCCCATAAAAAAAGCCCACTAAATAGCGAGCTTATGTCAATCAACGGATTATTCAATATCGACCAAATAATCGATTTATTTTTTCTTCTTTGGTTAGTGTTGGATCACGTAAAATCTTAATAATCCAAATAATACATAATATTAAGGGAATACTCGGTAAAATTAGCGCATATAGCAGACCACGATAATATTCATCACTTAATGGGATTAAGTCGATCAATTTTACACCATAATGGACATAAACGAAACCAACAACAGCCAGCAGAATAAACGCAAATATTCGCTTAAAACCTATCATTGCTAATATAAAAACAGTACTAAATTCACTCATCGCTTACCTCCAAAATTTATAGGTGCAAACTCAATCTACCAAATCCCCACGGGCAGTCAAGCTATTTCAATAAAGAAATCAATAAACTTTTCCCCGCTAATTTGATTGCCTCAAAAGATAAATCAATCCCTTTAGTTTTAATGATTTGTTTAATTTTATTCCACGCGGTATCGCTTCGGATTTTGTCAAGAAATTCGTGTCCTTGCCACGTTAAATTTATCGCCACAAAATCCGCATCGCCCATTGTAGAATTATCTTCAATGCAAATCAGTTCAGCCTGTGCCAACAGTTGATAATGATATGCCACTACATCAGGCGGAAAGCCTTTTATACTCTCACTATCCAACGGCGTATCATCAACCTTTTGCTCAAGTTTGAACAAAATTTTGCGGATAAGCTCCCAATTTCGTTTCATTTGGTTCTCCTGTAACCGCACTTAAACTAAAGTGCGGTCGGTTTTTATTGAATTTTTAGAAGTTGTTTAATCTCTTCGGCTGTGGTTGTTCGTCAAGCAGGCTTAGCATTCCTTTGATGAACATAATGCGTTCGCTTTTGGCTTGAACATATTTTCTCGCTTTGGTTAAAGCGTTTTCGGTTGGCATATTGAGGTTATAGAGGTAATGCCCTCCGATAAATTTGTCTATATCTCTGCCAAGATGTGGGTATTCCTTGCGTATTTTTTCGCCCATTTCATACGCACCATTAAGTGAGTGGTACAGGTTGGCAATAATGCGGATTGCTTCTTCATCGGCTTCCACTTCGGCAAGAGGTAAAGGTTGTTGTTTTGGTTTATTCCAATAATCAAACAACGCTTGATAACATTCTCTTTTGTAGGTGATCAATGTTTCTCGGATTTCAGGTTTCACCCGTTTTACATCAATGCCAAATAGCCAGCCGTTGAGGTATTGGATTGGGAGGCAGAGCATTTCACGCTTTTTGCCGTCTTCAGCAACTATGGTTATGATAACCATAGTTGAATTTAGTATTTCATCTCTTTTCAATCTTTGAGCCTGAGCAGTCCAATCTAAACCTATGTTCTCACAGATCGGTTTCATTGCTGTATAGTGTGTGCCATTTTGTTCAAAAGTAACTAAAGATTGATTATGGAATTGAATTGTTTGAAGTTGAGTGTTCATATAAGAACTCCTTTGAAAGTTTTTCGAAGTTTAAGATTAACCCTGTTATAGGGTTGCCAAGAGGTTCGAAAACCGCCAAAGGAACGGTCGGGATTATTCCCCTTTCGGGTGTTTTATTCTCCGCCCTCTCGGCATAGAGTGATATGTGCGTTCAATTCGTTATGAGAAAAAAGGAGAAACACAAATTTTACGCATAAAAAAAAACCGCTATGCTATCGGGTGCGGATTACCGCCTTTGGTTGCAGGTTTCGACGCCTATGTGGATAATATAAAATAAAGCCCTATTTATTGCAATAGGGCCTATACTTTTTTCTATTTTTTCCTAGAAAAATTATTGTCATCTTGACAATATTCCAAACAATCTTTGATTAAACCGCTAATTCTTAATATATTCTCAGGTCTATCAATGATAATGTTAGATCCACTAATTTCTAATCCTGCTCGCTGAATCTCAGCTTTATGGATCTCGGCGAGCTCCAAAGGAACCGTAATACTTGGTCGTTGTTTATTATCGAAGTAACGTAAGATCCATCTGTTTGTTTTTCCCTTATACAATACCGTAAAATATGATTCAGTATCTTTGGCATCAATTTCTGCATCTTCGCCTAAAATTAAAACAACATAATCAAACAGCAAACGTTCTGTATATGTTGTTACAATTTTACTGTTCTCCGGATCAATTAGTGGTGCTTTTTCATCAATTTCTTGTTCCGGCTCTACGGCTTCTTCCAAAGGCTGGTTTCGTCTTGATAAACCTGATACGACCATCGCACTTACTGATTTTTCTACTGCCTGCTTAACAATTGACGTAATAGAATCAAGAAATCTCTGATTCAGTTGTCTGCCAATATTTGAACGGCTGGCAACATAACGAACAAATTCACTATCAACATCTTTTAAGCTTTCTGTAATTGTTTTCGTAAAAGCCGAAAGATAAACACTTTCTTCTGCTAGTGTTCTCAAGGCTTCTGGCTGAAATCTATCGTGACAGAACTGGCTTAATTGAGTTATTTTGGAATCATCCACATTCTCAAAATTGATCCGTAAAAACGGCGTATCGTCCATTATGTTTTTTTCTTTTAGATCAGTAAAGAAACGCCATTCTCTCCCATTTGTAACGGCTGCTACAGTAACCTCAGGCGTTGCATTAAAATATCTTGATAACTGTGGAACGTGATTCGTCAAATTCTCATTGTACGATTTTGCCTCAATAAACATCACCGGGACATCGTGGCAGAATAATGCGTAGTCCACTCTTTCACCATTTTTTGCCCCAACAAAATCAGCAGTGTATTCAGCTCTAACTCTAGTTGGATCATATGGGCTAAATCCTAATATATCTAATAAAGGTAATATTAATGCCTGCTTTGTTGTTTCTTCTGTTGTGCAATGTATTCCAACATTAATGACGTGTTGTATATGTGATAAAACGCGATCTTTAAATAAATTCTGGCTCATATTAACTCCTAAGCTAAAAAATAGGTGTTAATCATAGCAAAATCAAAGCCGTTTTAAAGTGATAGAGATCACATAGAGGTAGCATAATCTACCTCTGTGCCAAAAACATCTCGCTACCATCATCAAAATCTTGGCTATTTTCCACTGCACTTCGTTCCGCAAAAAACGGCATAAACTCGGTAAGTTTTGGGCTGTCTTTTTTCGGATCGCTGTTAATCGCCGCTAAAAGATAGGCAATTTGTGCAGTGCGGTAATCTTCACGCCACAAGCCGAACGGTTGTTCTTGGTAGAATTGTTCATATTCTTGCAAGTGGCTTTCAGGCATTGCTTCGATTTCTGATAGCGTTTTACCCAACGCAAGGGATAAAGTTAGTTGGAACTTGCGTCGGGCTGTGAGTTTTTTTGGGTATCTGCATTTTCGGCTTGATTAAAGGCGGTAAGTACGCTGTCATCAAGGGTTAAAATGGCTTCTAAATCTTCGATATTATCAGGGTCGAATAAATTATTGCCTTTTTCATCGCATAATTTGATGGCAAGATTGCGTGCAAGACGATATTTATCCGCAATCGGTTCAAGCTGCTTGGCGAGTACATCTTCATCATTCAGATTCAACTCAATGCCTTGTGCCATTGCCTGTGCTTTCAGCCAATTTTGATATTCAAACACTTCACGGTTTACATCACCTACAGTAAAAGAACGGATATAGTAGGTATTGCCGTTGAGTTCAAAAGGTTTCAATGTGGGTTTAATTGCGAGTAAAGTTGCTTTAGTGCCTTTGTTCATTGTTGATTTCCTTATTAGTTATTCAAAATTGGGAGTTCAATTTGCATTTTGTCTTCGAATAATCGAAGTGTTGCTTCAAGTAAAGGTTTTTTCTCTTTCCATTGACTTAATCCTTGTCCACAGAGGCTTGCAAATTGTTTTTCAGCCTTATGTTCACCAAGTACTTGATAATACTGTTCTAATAATCCCTTAGTGCCTTTGGCTAACTCTGCTTGCATATAATCAAATGCCTCAATATAAGCAATTTTGAATTCAACTGCTTTTTTGCCTGTAAAGCCCATAACTAAAAGCACAAAACCATTCTTAGTCATCTCAACGTAAGGTTGAGGCTTGCCGTTTTGTAACCTATTGTTTTTAAAGCAAAACGCAAAATTGCGTTCGATAAAATTATCAGGGCTATTAGAAATTAAATTCTCAATTGCTCGCAATACATCAGAATGTCGTTTATTGAAAACTTTAGCGACGATCTCTGATGTAGTTACTGCATTATTTTCTTTAATCTGTACAAACTGTTTAAAATTTTCTGGGTTCGCAAGTTGCATAATAATGCCCTCTATTTTTAGATATAAAAAAACCGCCTGTATTGCTACAAGCGGTCTGTTTTTGTGCTTTTTTTTGTAAAATTACACTGGTAATAAATAATCCCGTTTGGATTGTTTAATGGTTACGCCCGATTCAAACTTACCTTTTACTTCACCGCTAATGTTGGTGCTGGTTTGAATAAAGCCTGTGCCATAGAGCGATCCTTGATTGTTTTTGAACACAATCAAGTAAGGGAACGTTTCTTTACCGTAGAATTTCTTGCGTAGATCAGCTTGCATTGCGGTAGCGGGTGCCCAGAAGAAAGTCAGTTTTACGTTACCAAACTCAATATCGCCCGGTTCGGTTTCCGTTCCCTCACTGCACATTGTGGTTACATCTTCCTCTGAAAGCGTGTCGCCATCTTTTTCAATGTTTTTGATGGCGCAGAAGTTGTTTGACCACGTTACACGTGCCACTTTGGCATTAGTAAAGACGGTCGGTTTATCTTGCTCCGTCCAATCTACTTCATCTGCCAAAGTGATGTCATTGGTTTGCACGTCTTTCACGGGGTAATAACCGTCTAGCGAGCCAAGCCCAGTAATGCGGAGCAAATCCCCTTTTTTGTAACCGCTATTGGCTACAGTGATTTTGGCATTGGGGGTGATTTCGCACGCGGTGATATTTTTCTCCGCTTCAACGCCTTTGCCGATGTAAAATTTTGTGCCTTGAAAAGGCGTGGTTTGTGTTGCCATAGTTTATTCCTCCTGCCCATAAGTAATTTGATATTGTAGGTTCGCAATGTACCAAGTGCGTTTCTGTGCATCTTGTTCATAGTGATACCCTGTTAAATAACATTGTTGTAAACTCTCTAAATCATCATTTTCAAAGGCTTCTGCCAAACATTGAATGATTTGTTCTGCAAGTTCATCAAGTGGTGCTTCGCCTTGGGTTGAACGTTGATAAATGGCAATATTTAAGATTGCCTCCCACTCACCACCACATAATCCCGTTGGCTCGCTTTGTGCATCATCAATAAAAACCGCTAGCGTGGTTGGTTCGTTGTCTAAGTCAATAAAGGTGGGGCGTCCTGCCCAAACCTTGATAGTCGGATCTAGAGATTGCAGTAACTCAGCAATTTGCTCTCGGATTGCTTTATGAATCAGCATTTTTTCTCCTTAAGAAAAAACCGCACTTAAGCGGCCTTTCAGTTCTTTCTGTAATTCGGTGGGATAATCTTTGAGGGCTTGTTGGTAAGCTGCGGTCAATGGCTGACGTAGTGGAATTTTCACCACATCAATGGAATAGCGCGCCCGCCCTGCTCTTTGCATCACGTGCGTACGCCCATTAGCAAGGGTTTGGATAAAACCACGTTGTACTGCGTATTTCCCTACCATAATTGCCCCACGCCCTTCCCACACCCGATTCGCTTTGCGCTCTAACAGGCGAATTAGCGGTAGTGGCGATACATTAACGCGCAACTGCGCACGCAGTTTTGTGGCGGTTGCACGTTGATGTTTGCCTTGCCTTGTTCTGCCTTTTAAGGTTTTCACCGGCACACCAATCTCTTTAGCAACAACTCTGGTAGCTTGATTGCGCGCTTTTGTTGCCAAATGATTGATGGTTTTTGCCGCTTGGCGGTTCAGCTGCTTCACCACCTTATTCGCATTTCGTCGGATTAAAGCAAGATCTTGGTCTAACGTCATTATTTACTCCAGTTGCAAAATAATCAGTTGATCCACCAACTCAAAGGCTTTAACCAAAAACTGCTTATCCCCTTGTTCCGCACTATCGCCCACACGTGGACGATAGCCGCTTTCTTTAAACAGAGTCAATGTGCGTTTAGTGCCGTTCACCCGATATTCTTCGTTGTACTGCAACATTCCTTCAAAGCGTTGCGGCACTTCATCGTAAGTGGCAGGATAAATGACACCGTCAATCAGCCAAGGCGACATCATAATATCTGTTATCGCCTTGTCTGCTTGTGCTAAAGCCTGTTCAAACGGGTTAAGCATTGATTTTCACATCAACTTGTTCAGATGATGTGCCTGAGTCAGTCCACGCAATACCAAGGCGTTTGTTACTGGCTGCGGTTTTGGTTGCACCATCTGCATCAGACCAATACAGTACATCGCCTTGTTTGATGTCATCGGCTTGTTTTGCTTTCACTCGCCATACACCACCCACAATCCCTGTGCCAGTTGCTTTATTTGCAACGTCGGTAACTGCAACCGCAATCAGATCTTGTAAGACCACAACATCGCCGCTTTTCACATTTTTTGTGGCGACAAAATCAATGGTGTCGCCGTTTTGAATAAAATTTTTCGCCATAATAAGCTCCTGTTATACTTGTTTAATTGCGTGAATAACATCAGGTAATAACCACATCACGCCCAAAATAAATGCCATAAGTAAGCACGCCCATAAGAAAAAACGCACTGATTTTCTCTCATCTAATAATGTCAGCATTATGTTTACCTCTTTAAAAGATGGCAGTTTGATGTTAAAATTCATTCAATTATTTAACCCTTCCTATTTAAGGCTTAAATAAGAAAACCCCGACTGTG